TACTCTAAGATCATACATGACTGTGATGTGGGCTTCTGTACTGTGATAGCAACTCTGGACGATACTTATCATGTCCGAGACATCTATCACGGTATAGAGTTCTTTCATCACTTCACTGATATTGATTTAAATAAGTCGGATACTGTCTTGTTAGATAAGTTTATCGCTTCTATTTCACCTGAAGACCTAAGCCAATTGGTTCTAGAGGAGATGGGGCTATGAACTACGATGACACAGACAAGTTAACACACGACTATGTGGAGTCTTACAAGGCTATTGAAGAGAACCCCTATGCCATTATCGGTAGGCTACAAGTGAACCTTGCGTTTGCTTTAGCCGACGATAGGCATAGTAAGTTCGTCATCAGTGGCATGGAAGATTCAATTAAAGAAAACCTAATGGAGGTAATGACCAATGGTAATTAGATCATTGATGACTATCGTAACTTACGGAGACCAAGAAGTAACAAGCTTCTATGATGCTTCTATTATCGATGGCGAGTATGACATTCTTGACATGCTCAAAAAGCAGTTAAATAGCATTAAGAACGCTACTGACTGGACCGTATATGACGGTAGGGAGAGACTAGCCGCTAAGTCGGTAGTAGCCACTGTTGCTCGAGAGGAGAGCACTGAGCTACTTAAGCAAGCATGTAGGGAACTGTATGCTGAACATGGAAACTACGCTAAGGTTGCAAAGCTGGTAGGTAAGCACCCTACTACAGTACGCACTTGGCTAACTGAGGAATCCTAATGAGTAAGACATTCGTAGAGATAGGAACTTGCGACTTTGATACTAATATAAAGTTAGCAAACAACGGAGATTGGAAAGGCATTATGGTTGAACCTTCTCCTCTCATTTACAACAATTTAGCAGATATGGCTATGTCCTCTAACTTTCCTAACAATCTCAAAATACTCAACTGTGCTATTAGTGACAGGGATGGTGTTATTGAGTTTGCTATTGCTAAGGAAAAACAAGAGGAAGGTAATGAGTGGGCAAGGGGCATCGGTACTGTAGTTGACCCTAACCACAAGGGTACCAATCTGTACACACTAGGGGATAACGCTGAGTTACTTTATGATAGAGTAATCGAAGTGCCCTGCATGACGCTAGATACATTGGTTATGAGTCAAGGCCTCAAAGCTATTGACTACTTGAAGCTCGACACTGAAGGACATGAGGCGACTATTCTTAACGCATACTCGTGGTCAGTTCTTCCTACTTTTATTAAACTAGAACACTTCCACATAGATGACGTAGCAATGAAGGCTCTCTTAGAGTCTAAAGGCTACCTAGTTTATACCGAAGCTCAAGACATGTACGCAATTAGATAGGAGAATGCTATGCCAAATTGGTGTGGAAACAAGGTAATTATTGACGTTTCTAAGTGTGAAAAAGGAAACGAATTTGAAGAAAAATTAGTATGGTTAAAGATCCAACCAGAACAACCTGATGTAGGTTTGTTCGAATATATGTGCCCTCCAGAGGACTACCCCGGCCAAGATGAAGGCTACGGGTTCTCTGGTTTGTATGGAACTAAGTGGGACACTGACATACCTGATGTCTCAAGCTTTGATGAGTATTCAATAGAAGGTTGCGGTGGTACTGAGATTTATAAGGACGATGATGGACGTTATGTACTGTTGTTTAAGACAGCATGGGGTCCTGCAACTGGTTTCTTTGACAAGCTTATGGACCGTAACGAAGGTATGACAGGTATACTATTGTATTGTGAGCAAGGTCAAGACTTCTGTGGAGCATACAACAGTGACATCGAGTACCACTATGACATGTCTGAAATCTGTCAAGAGCACGGTATCAAACAGGAAGATGAGGATGACCCTGATTTCTGGGGTGACGAATACATCGATGAAGTATTAGAACTCGTCGGTGATGAAGTCGAAGAGTCGTTTATGTATATTGATTACGGCGGCTAAACTTAAAATAAGGTAAATACTATGTCTGAAGAAAGCAAGACTATATTGATAGTCGATGGCGACCCTCTAATGTTTAGGGCCGCTTACAATAAGAACTCAGCGGAAGAAGCGTTTGAGACTTATATAGAAAGGTTGGAAGACCTTAAACTTGATACGTTCTGCGATGACTTTATGGTCGCAGTGTACGGTATTAATAACTTCCGTCACGACTTCTTTGTTGATTATAAGAACACTCCTAATCGACACAAGTCAAAAGCCAATAACCCGTTCTTCTTTGAACTACGTGCAATGCTAGTTGAAGAAGGACTTGCTGTACCAGCGGACGGCATGGAAGCTGACGATCTTGTAAGGATATGGTCTGAAGAGCAGAAAGCATTAGGTAACACTACTGTAATCGCTTCTGTTGATAAAGACCTGCAGTGCATCCCCGGTGCTCACTTCTTGATTCATCGTGATACTCTTATTCACGTTGGAGAAGAAGAAGCAGATATTCACTATTGGACCCAGATACTTACTGGTGACAATGTTGATAACATCCGTGGTTTGAGAGGTATCGGCCCTAAGAAAGCGGCAGGTATTCTTGAAGGCGCTAAGTCCTCTGAAGAGCGTAAGCAAAGAGTAATTGATAAGTACTTTGAAGTATATGGTAGTAACTGGAAAGAAGAAGTTACCCATACAGGTACTTTAATTCACATTATGCGGACCCCTACTGACATGTTTACTGTCGGTGATAGTCTGCCAACTAACCTGAAGGAAGCTGTTGAAATCTAACAGTCTCCGGAGGAGAATGATATGAGTAAGTTTATAGCTAAGAAGGAGTATATTAAGTCTGATCTAGGTCACTGGAAATACACCGGTGTTAATGCTGATATGTCTAAGTGTTTCGGTTTCTGTTATCTCGTTATTAACAAGACCCGTAACAAGTACTACATAGGCAAGAAGCAACTATGGACTTATAAGAAGAATACACACGTTAAGACAGGTAAAGCGCCTTGGCGAGTGTATGCTACATCTTCATCCCACGTTAAAGCAGATGCTAAACTGGGAGATAAACTTGAGTACCACATGCTGGGTGTATTTCACACTCGTGCGTGGTGTAACTATACAGAAGCGTATTTGCAAATGGCACTTCAAGCTATTACTGACCGCGATGGTACAGGTGAGCGACGATGGTATAACAACCAAGTTGCCGCTGTACGCTTTATTCCAAAAGAGGATAAAGAACAGCACGAAGTAATGGAGAAGTGTCTTGCTAAAGCGCAACGACTAATCCGATCCGGGAGAAAAGAGAATGTTGTATCTAGTTCGTAGTATACAAGCAATGATCCTCCTCGTTATTATGGGATACGTACCGTTAATGGTAGGTTACCGTAATATACAAGGAGAGTCTCTGACCTCAATTGAAGCATTCTTTGCTGGCGTAGCCGTTATGTGCTACGTTGGCTTGCTTAACAGAGGAATTAACAATGGCGAAGACACCAAAACAAAAGGGTAGATTTCTACACCACATGTCATGTGTTAAGTGCGGTAGCAGTGATGCTTACGGTGCTTACGATGACGGTTGGGGTAAGTGCTTTTCTTGTGGCGAATCTTATAAATGGGAAACAGAAGAGGAGACACCTATGCCCCAAACAATTTTTAAAAAAGAAGCGATGGCTGGACCATCATTGACAGTAGAAGAGATAGACCAATATGCTACACGAGGTTTTCGTGAGCGTAACATCCCTAAGCAGATCACTGAGTTCTTCGGTGTAAGGGCAGGGGTAGACATTAACGGTGACATTACTGAGCACTACTACCCCTATGGCGTTGACAGAACAGTCGGTTACAAGATCCGCAAACTCCCTAAAGAGTTCCGATCCACTGGTACAATCGAAGGTTTGTTCGGTCAGCAATTATTTAACGGTGGTAAAAGATTAGTAATCGTCGAGGGCGAGATAGATGCAATGTCTGTCGCTTATGCTTATCACCAACGCCACAATGGAAAGATATACCCAGTTGTATCTCTCCCTTCTGCAAGTGGCCTAAAGCAATTACTAGCGCAACGCGATTGGGTTCGTAGGTTTGATGAAGTTGTGTTAATGTTAGATAACGATGAAGCGGGTCAGAAAGCTTTAGCAGAGGCATGTAAGATCATTGGTGTAGATAAGGCACGTATTGCTAAACTACGTTCCAAGGATGCTAACGAAGAACTGCTCAAGCACGGACCTACTGCTATCCTAGAAGCTATATGGGATGCACAACCGTGGTCTCCAGCGGGTATTCTACAAGGTGATGAGCTTTGGGAAAAACTAATGGAGCGTCAGTTAACCGAGTCTATACCGTATCCTCCTTGCCTTAAAGGTGTTAATGAGAAGACTAAGGGTATGCGATTCGGCGAGGTAGACTTGTTTACTTCTGGTACCGGTTCAGGTAAGTCAACAGTGATCAAAGAGATCATCTTACACCTGAAGAATACAACTGAAGACAGCGTCGGTATTATATCTCTCGAAGAGAGTCCCGGTGATACTGTAGAGAAGTTTATTGGTATGCAGTTAAACAAGAACCTAGCAGACGTAGAGATCAGTGAGGAAGAACAACGGAACGCGTTCGTAGAAGTTTTCGGTGATAACCGCATTAAGCTGTTAGACCACCAAGGCTCTGTGTCTGATGACTCTCTCATGGATAAGATCGAAACACTTGCACTGATGGGTTGTAAATACCTAATCCTAGATCACCTTACTATTGCAGTGTCAGAAGTAGAAGCTAACGATGCTAACCAAGCGGTTGACAAAGTTATGTCTGACCTACTAAAGACAGCTAAGAAGCATAATGTGTGGCTAGGTGTTATCTCTCACTTAAGAAAGACCGGTATGGGTTCCAAGTCATTCGAGGAAGGTAAGATGCCCTCTATGGATGACATTAAAGGTTCCGGTTCGGTTAAGCAAATCAGCTTTCAAATTATTGCATTCGCTCGTAACATGATTGCAGGTAATGAAGCTGAACGTAACACAATTCAAATACGGGTTTTGAAGTCTCGATTTACAGGTCGCACCGGTGATGCTGGTGGCGCTTTGTATAATGGTGAAACAGGTCGTTTAGACTATGTAGACCACGAGTTCCAATCTGAACCTGAACTGTAAATACTGAGGATGTAACGTATGATAGAAGAAGATAACAAAATCGTAATTGATTTGAGCGCCCTGTACATTGCTATGTGTTATTCTTACACTTGCCTTGACTTTGATGTTAAGGTAATGGCTAACGGGTATAAAGCAATCTCTACTCTATACACAAATGAAGCAGGTGAACAGTTCCCTGAAGAAATACTAGAGCCACTACCTCTTGAAGATATCCACTCTGGAATTTACTATAGCCTAGTAGATTGCCTTGAAGTCTCTTTTGACTTTAAAGAGTTGATGCGTCAAGACAAAAAGAACTACGGATATGTTAAGCGTATGATTGATGCTATCCGTAAACATGCTGAAGCACAAGACCAGAAAGACAAGGAAGCTATGATGATCGAAGATGCTCAAGCCTTAACGCTTGCTGAAGCCTCTGAGCTTGTACAAGGGTTTCTTAATGGTTCTTGGATTAAGACACTGATCGTTCAACGTCCCGGTATAGTCCGTAGCTCGTCAAGCCGTGTCCCTGAGACATTCGGTGTTTATGACAAGGCTAAGACTACTGCTACTGCCTTGTTAGACGATGACAAGCCTTATGCTTACATGAATCGTACCAACTCTATATCTCACTGGTTTGCGTATGAGTTAGGTAACTACTCTACGTACCTCAAAGGTAAAGTAAGCGGTATGAATGAAGAAGAGGAAGAGACGTTTACTATGCTTTCTTCTATTCTCGAAGGTATTGTAAGCAACGGTACTAATGCGTCTGAACGAGATTGGGCAGAAGGTAAAGTATGTGCAACTACACTAACAGGCATTAACCTTGCCGGTGTAGCACTGCGTGTAGACCCTTTGACCTTTACTCTTTCAGAGCTACGCTACATGGCTCAACAGATCAGAGCGTTAAACGAGATAGCTGAGAAGTCAGAAGGTATGTGTGTAACTCCTAACGAAATCTACTACGGTAAGAGCGTTAGAGTTGATCTCACTGAGACACACGCCGCATTCTCTTGAGTTAAAGAGTTCGAACGTTATGATCTTTCACTTGTTAACATCGATAGACCAGCACAAGACTTGGTTACTCAGATCAAAGGTATCCTAGCGAAACCTGAAGACGAGCGACCTTCTCTTATTACTGGTTTGTTCTACGGTGTTCCCGGTTCAGGTAAGTCTATGCTTGCTAACTACTTGGGTCAACAGTTGAATGTACCTGTACTAAAGAAGACCTATGCTGACCTACAGTCTATGTATGTTGGTGAAGGTGAAAAGAACCTCAAGGAAGCGTTCCAAGAGGCGGAAGCCAAGCAAGCTATTCTGTTGATCGATGAGATTGATTCAATGGCTGGTAACCGTCAGAATGCAGATAAGAACTACCAGAAAACCTTTACTAATCAATTGCTTACTGAGCTTGATAGTTTTAAAGGTATATTCTTAGCTACCTCTAACTTTATGGACGGTCTCGATTCAGCTATTCTAAGACGCTTATTCTTGAAAATCAAGTTTGATTTCCTCACAGAAGAGCAACAACAGACAGCCTTTGAATTGTATTTCCCTAAGTTGAAGCGTAGCAAGTTAGGTCAGTTCCCTTACTTGACACCCGGTGATTTCCGAGCAGTACGTGAAGCGGCACAGTTCGACGTTGAGAAACTTAATGTCAAGCGTGTACGTGAGCTACTGCAAAATGAAATCGATTTAAAGAAACTAACTCTGTCTGAAGTACTTAAAGCAGAGAAGACGGTAGGATACCATATATGAGTTATGCAATCGGAAAGATCTCAGAACTAGACCCACGTAGGAAAGAGCATCAGTTTATGATGGATATTGCTTTCCGAGTTGCAGAAGAAAGTCATGATCCTAAAACTAGGGTAGGTGCTGTTATAGCTAGGGATAGGAACATTCTATCTTATGGCTATAATGGCACTGTGGCTGGCTCTAGCAACGTTATGCGCTGTGAGGATAACCACTGCCTAGACACGGTTATTCACGCAGAGATGAACGCTCTGGCCAAGCTAGCGATGTCTACACAATCAGGAGCGGGTGCAACGTTATATTGCACTCTGTTCCCTTGTATGACATGTTCGCTGTCCCTTATACAAGCCGGAATCGATACTATTATATACGATCGTAATTATAAAGGAAATCAAGCCGAGGAATTGCTTCGGTCAAGTAACGTTAAATTATTTAAATTATAGAGGTATTATTGTGTTAGCAATTTACGGAATCAATATTGATCTGGCTAGGGACAAGCGGCTGTCAGATCAAGCATTGAAGCTACTTAAGGACTTTTACCTAGAGGAAGGTGAGACTAGTCCACAAGAAGCTTTTGCAAGAGCCGCAGTAGCATATTGCGATGGGGACTTGGAGTTAGCCCAGCGTATATATGACTACGTGTCTAAAGGCTATTTTATGTACAGCAGTCCAGTTCTCTCTAACGCTCCGATCCCCGGAGACAAATTCAGAGGGTTACCTA